GCAAAATCGGGAGAAAATTTTCCCACTGGCGCAGGAGCCCCCGTTGTTTCTCCAGCAAGACCGGCCTCAACGGCGCGGTGTGTTCCACTGTGCTCACCGCCCGCATTGAACATCCGTTCCGGATGTCTTAGATTCTCTTTTAAAGGCACTGTGCTATTTACTTGGTCCATAGGGTCATTTGCGCGCTCTTCCGGAAGTATTTCTACAGGTTTATTTAAAGGCGCAGCTACATTTGGAGGATTCGGTCCAGCCGGTGTAGCAAGTCCAACAGATTCCGTGTGCGGGAGAGAAATATTTTCCTTTAGAATACTTGGTGCCGGAATAGAATTTCCACGAAAGTTGTCCAGAAGTCCAGTAGCCCCTGTAGTATAGTACTTTTTCATAAGGAGCACGGAAACTTTGTAGAGTGAATACGCGAGAAAGAGGGCGAGAACTATCCATAGAAGGCTGCGAAAACTCATCTGAAGCCTGCGGTGAAAAATAAATAGGAAAATATTCTGCGCATTTAAAAGGATGGAAGAGCCCGTACAATCTCTAGCAAAGGTGTCCATTTCACAGAGGATTGTGTCTTGGTATCGTTCATTGTTTTTATTTTGCCTGTCAAAATCACCGGCTGTACCACTGACCTCTGTTGCTGGCCCCGCGGAGGCTGCTGCTGTCGCGGAGGCTGCTGCTGTCGCGGAGGCTGCTGCTGTCGCGGAGGCTGCTGCTGTCGCGGAGGCTGCTGCTGTCGCGGAGGCTGCTGCTGTCGCGGAGGCTGCTGCTGTCGCGGAGGCTGCTGGGCCTGTCGCGGAGGCTGCTGCTGTCGCGGAGGCTGCTGGGCCTGTCGCGGCACCCGCAAAGGAGGACGAACCATTGGATGGAGAGGCGCTGGAGGAGGAGATAGATCCGGAAACAGATCTTTCATCTCCTCTGTCTGAATAGACCATCCGCGTATAAAAATCTGATTGTCGCTTGCTTTACCAAGATAGGTCTGACTATAATATGAATCAAAGGGTACCCAGTCTTGGGCTGCCAAATGAAGTTCTTCCACAATATCACCCGATTCTGTCTGAGTCCTAGACAGAATTTCCCAGCATTTCCACTCATTGTCAATAAGTTCCGCGTAGTATCTACCAAAATCATAGAAGGTAATCTTTGATTCTGTGTCACTTCTATCGCATTCTGCTTTCGTCCAAATTCGTTTATACATTCTTATATGTATATATTGAACCGAGTTTATACCCTTCCTCAAACAAAAATTGTAGGCTCAAACACTCGCGGATATTCATAAAAAGAATGCCTCCAAAAGCCAAAAAGCTGTATCCTGCGCTTCTTCTTAATCAAAAGGGGGAAGTAAACCAGATTAATATATCAGGTGCAACAACAGGGTTTACATTGGAAGCAGCACATGCTCATTTCAAAAAGGCGTATAAACTCTCGCCTATTGGTTCATATCCCTATAAAACATATACACTGTTTCTATTTGGAGCATTGGATGGAGAAGATGGGGCTGAAAATCAACATCAAATGCCACCACCCTACGATTCTACCATATTCTATTATGATATTCTTGTGGTGGTTTCAAAAAATGAAGATTCGTTTGCGGAACCCGTGAATTTCACTGTAGAAGAATATGAGGCTTTTTATACAAAGAGTTTTGGCGGCTATATAAGTAATGAAGACGCGGAGAGCGATAATGAGATTATTGAGGATGTAGGGGGTGATCCGATTTTGGATGAGGGAAAGGAATTTGAAAATGATCATGAGGAAAACGGGGATGAGGAGGATGAGGAGGATGAAGATGATATTTTGGGAGAAATAGATCCAGACATAGATGTTCCGGAAAAAGTAAAAGTTTCCAAAAAAAAAAGAGGGGCCGTGAAAAATACATCCATGTCTATTCTTTCAGGAACAGCAACGGCCTATCCCGAAAGGCCGATTCTAGAGGAGGCCGAGCAACTTCAAGAGGAGGCCATTCCAACCGAAATAGTCACACACGAAAATTCTCATCGTAATAAGATTCATACTAGTCTCAAAAGACTATTTGCAGATGATTTGACAGAATTACAAATCTTTCAATTGGAGGTAAGTATTTATAATGGCGCTATAAAGCGCGCAAAAATGCAGCAAAGTGTTCGTTCTTGGATATATCCACTCTTTGTTCATATTTATCGCATGCACGCAATGCACATTGCAAGCAATTTCAGTAACAAAACCTATGTTGGTAATACGGAATTATTTGAACGATTCAAGGGGGGTGAAATTCATATTCAGGATCTTTCTAAGATGGACCAATATGAGTTAAATCCGACACGATGGAAGGCGCAGTTTGATAATCAACAGATGCGAGAGAAGCGACAGCTAGAGGGGAATCGTTCTATGGCAACAGACATGTTTCTTTGTAACCGGTGTCATAAGAGGGAGTGTACATATTATGAGATGCAGACTCGTTCAGCAGATGAACCAATGACAATCTTTATTACTTGTCTGGCTTGCGGAAAACATTGGCGGCAATAAATGGCCAACATGAATATAGATGCAAATACCCGCATTATTTTTATTGGATAAGAATAGCGTAGATCCTTTTCCCTGTATAGCAGATCTATATCAGATCTTTATGAAAAAGGGTATTCGTACCGTATTTTTTAGTATTGGCGCAGGTCGCTCTTGTATTCCTGAACTAGAAATCGCAGAGATGATTGGATGTCCGGTAAATATTATTTGTGAAAATGAAAGCGAAGCGACTGCTTGGGGCGAAGTAAAAGAGTGTCTGAAAACACATAAAATGTTAAACGGGGGGTTTTCAGAGGGAGCCGAAAAGAAGTGGGTACTCACAAAGAACGTTCGCATTGTTTCGCCCGAATGGAAATCTGGAAACATTCTGTCCAAGGTAAAAGAAGCCTGTAGGTCAATGTCTATATCAGAAGATAATACACGCATTGACATATTAAAGGTAGATATGAAGGCAGGGCGCCTAGCCCTCTATGAAATTCTGGATGCAGGTTTTCGCCCAGCAGTTCTTATTATTCGTTGGGAAAATGATCCTAATTTACATCCCGGTGTGAGGCTTGCCGCAGGAAATCTGCAGAATTGCGGCTACGTACTCTTGAAAAAAGAGGGGCAAAAATACCTTTATTTTTTTGTAGATAATGATATGTATGCGACGTGTAGTTGGGAAATTGAGGGCTCTGTAAATCCAATGGTAGATAATCTTGTACAACAGGTTCTTTCTGAAATTAGCACACCCCCACCTTCTGCGAATAGCAAAGTTGACAATAATATTATTGTTACAAATGTCGATGCGTGCTAAATCACCATCATATCACTTAGACGCCAGTATTCAAAAGTCCCATCAGGTAAAGGCCGTTTAATGATATAGGGAAGACGCCGCTGCTCCAGCTCCATCTTCGCTATTTCATGAACATTTGTTACATGCTCAGGGCGAGCAATATAGGGCGGGGCGCCCTGAGCCAACTGGTTCGCGCGGAATCCGAGAATCTTTGTGCGTTCGTAGACACTCAGAAAGGGCTGTGTCTTGTGTGCGGGATCTTTTCCTTCGGAGGGGGGTACTTGTTGAAGAACTATATAAGGGGCTATTTTTTCAGCATAATCTAATATGGCTTCTGGATGGTGTCTATAAAGAATCTCCATTGGATCACCCGCATTTCCGCTTGTTGTGGGCTCTGTTGTTACAATGATTGCGTCCAAATCATCAAAACCTCCCACATCATCCACGCCGAAATCCTCAAGATCATCTGCGACTTCCATGTTCTATTAGAGCGCTCAGTTTTTCGTATTCAAATTTTAACGGGCGGGAGGAGGCTGCTACAACCAAATAACGTCTACTGTAACGTGGTGTGCTTAAATTAAGTACTTGGCTCTGATGGCTACCGTGATGTAGGTATGTAGGGTAAGTTAGGTATCTCCAACTAAAATTTGAGGGGGCTTATGGAAACCTTACTATTAAGAAAAAGATGAGTGAAATTGACTTAGAGGCTGCGATTAGTGATGGGAATGTTCTTCAGACGCCAGATCTGATTATATATGATACATTTGATAAGATGAACCTCTCGGAACCAATCATGCGCGGAATTTACGCCTATGGTTTTGAGCGTCCATCCGATATTCAGACAAAGGCTATCGTTCCTATTAAGGAAGGGCGGGATGTTCTTGCACAGGCTCGTTCCGGTACTGGAAAAACAGCAACATTCTGTATTGGTTCATTGTCTAAGGTAAATCCAGAAATAAAGAGGCCACAGGTTCTTGTCCTCGTACATGTACGGGAGTTGGCGCTTCAGATTAAGACGGTTGCTACCTCTCTGAGTGAGTATATGGGCATAACTTGCTACTGTGCAACAGGTGGAACGCCTCTTCGCGATGATTTGAAGGCCATTGAAAAGGGGGCACAATTTATCGTCGGAACTCCCGGTCGTATTTATGACCTCATGAATCGTAAGGCCCTCAGTCGCGATCATATAAAGGTTCTTGTATTAGATGAGGCGGACCAGATGCTAGAGGACCGTTTCAAGGAGCAGATTATGTGTATTCTTCAGATGGGATTCCCAAAGGACTGTCAGATTGCACTCTTCTCCGCAACAATGCCCGAAGCCGTTGTGGACGTTGCGAAGAATCTTCTTCAGAATCCCGTGCGCATTCTAGTTCCTCCTGAGCAAGTAACACTGGAGGGTATTACTCAGTACTACGTTCCTCTAGAGAGAGAGGAGTGGAAATATGATGTTCTCTGTGACCTATATAAACAATTGACAATCAATCAGGCGCTTATTTATGTAAATAAGCGCCAGAAGGCCGAGATGTTATATGAAAAAATGACAGCGGAGGGTTTTCCTCTTTCATTCATTCATGGAGAGATGGATCCTGAAGAGCGTTCTCGCCGCATGCGGGAATTTCGGCAAGGTACTGTGCGTATTATGATTAGCACAGACCTTCTTGCACGCGGAATCGATATTCAGCAAATCAGTCTTGTTATTAATTATGAACTCCCTATTCAGCGCGAAAACTATATTCACCGAATCGGTCGTTCCGGGCGTTTTGGGCGCAAGGGATTCGCCATCAATCTCGTTTCTAAAGATGAGGAAAACGTACTACGAGAGATTGAAACACATTATTCTACAAAGATTCTTGTTTTACCGAATGATTTGGCCACATTGGCGCCCTAAAATTTAGCGTACCGTTTAAACCTTACACTACAATTTAAATCATACGATACAGAAAATCCACTGTAGACTAAATTACAGCACGGGCCCGGTACTCTTTTTGTTCCTGAAGCACGAGTTGCGAAAGATTATTTTAGGACCGGTCTATATGAACAAGCTTGTATAGAGTGGGCCGTAGAGAATTTTGCCGATGAAACAAAGGATATTATAGACATCGGAGCGCATATTGGGATGTATACCACTGCCTTTGGGAAAAAGGTGAAGCGCGTACATAGTTTTGAATGCTCACCGAAGTCATTTAACTTTTTATGCGCAAATCTTCTTTTACATGATCTCAGTTATAAATATTATATATGAGACCCACTTGATGGCGGTGGAAATGGTATATCTTGATTTGCTCGTGATGTCAATACTGAAACTATCGATGTTCCTACTATAAGACTTGATTACTTGGGACTCACTAATATAAACTTCATAAAGATAGATGTTGAGGGGCATGAGGAGCAGGTCTTACGTGGAGCCGTAAAGACACTCAAAGAGAACAACTATCCCAGAATTCTTTTTGAATCTTGGCCTGAACGTTACGAAGATGTTCCTGCTAAAACTATAAGAAACAGTTTCTTTGACTTTCTCAGTTCATTAGGTTACAAAGTAATTCAAGTGAATGGAGGTACGGATGATATGTTTCTTGCCGAACACGTTTAGATCCCATTTTTGTCTAGATGAGTTTTAAAATCAATATGGTCTTTTACTTCTTTTACTGGGTGAAATAGACCGTTCTTATGGACGGTGTCTTTTGTCCAGGTATGTCTGAAAATAACGGATTGTAATTCGGGCGCCAGTTCTTTTGTGAATTTTTTGTGCTCCACAATGGTGCTGAATAATGTTTCCACAAAACACACCGTCTTTTTTTCATTTGCTATTTTTGCAATTTCAGTGAAAATGTTCCGGGAGATGCGTACAGCGCACACGAGGCATCTGTAATAGGGGCGTTCCATCTTTCCTTCCGCATCAAACCACCAGAAAAATCCGGGATCATCTGTTTCAGAAACGTGTTGTTTTCCTACAAGGTCCGTGTGAGGGTAGCGTCCGTTCATTTCATCAAAAATATTACTGCGGGGAATAAATACATCCTCTTCTACAAACCAAACATGGGGGGCCATATTTTTTATGCAAAAGTAATACAGTGCTTTGTCCCAGGCCGAAGGCTTTTTGGGAATTGTCGAAGCGGAATTGATATATCCGGTCTTTCCACAGATATCATCTTGGATCTGGACGATGTAGAGAACTCCTGGTGTTACTGGGTAAGATGTGGACGCATCTGCTTCCGTGATTTTGACTGTTTTAAACTCAGACGACTCTGGGGGTATGTATTCATTATTATCACATATTACATAGACAACCTGTGTCTGTGTAAATGGGACTAGTGTTTTCAAATATTCTTTTGGTGGAGCGACGCATAAGAAACAGAGTGGATATGTTGATGGCACTATTGGAAGATCCTGAAATCCGTCCACACGAACTCTTAGAATATATAATAGCGCAATTATAACAAAAGCGCACAAAATAGTTTTTACTAGTTTAATGGATCTCATCTCCCCCTATTCTATCTGAATTTATCTTTGCAGCAATAGTGATACCTAAGGGTAATTACATCTTTGAAGAATTAAAAATGCGCAAAAAAATTATAATTTCATTAGGTAGATATGATATATAATAAATTTATAACAAATTTTAGTCATTATGGCGATATTTTAGCAATTCCATTCTTTGCCCTATTGGTCATTTATTTTTATAATATCAAACACAAATCCATAATAGAGTACGTATTATTGTGTTTTTCTATAAGTGGATTTATATTAGATATTTTATATACGTATATATTTTTGTCCAATTTTAATTCTTCAAGAGTGTAATTATTCTCTATGGAGTGTTTATATATCCTTAGCCTACATGACGGTAGGTGAGACCACACAGTATTTAATACGAGCGGCTAACTTTGGGACATGACTACTATAGACATGTGCTAAAGTTAGGTATTGCTATGTAGCGGTATCATACATTTTCCGCAAATCCTTCTATTCTTTTTGTATCTACAAAATACGTCTGAACACGCCCAAAGAATCCACCAAGCTCCTCAATACGGAAATGGATATGAGGGTTCAGCCTACCATGAACAGGCACTGTATAGGCCTGCGGGGGGCCACGGATACGTAGAGTCGCCTTACCTTGGTCATCTGCAACAACCACACCCGAGTTCTCAAAATCCTCATAGGCTAATTCCCAACCTTTCGCGCTTTTAGGGTCAATTGTAATATTTGGCTCGGTAGCCCAATAAACCACTTTCGCCCCAGGCCGTGTAGTAATTTCCACAGATTCATTTGCACTCTGGGGTGTCTTGAGAGCGAGTGTTCCTGCAGGAAATAATGTTTGACCTAAGAAGGGTAAATAAACATCGCGGCGAAACGCAAGCATCAGCGCCGATACGCCAACCACAATGTAAAAAATAGAACTCATCCGACGATTTAGAATCAGCCGCGCCACGTTGATACCCATGGCCCCCATCAGAAGCCAATTCATACCCCCGAGAACGACAAAAAATACCGTAACCATGTATATTTTTTTGTTGATAAACATACCTTTTGGGCTCGTATTCGGAAAGATATCCATTCTATATATAGATGAGTTCTTGTCGGCCAGGTTTAAAGCTCGCTTGTATGATGAACCGTTGGGGTTCTAGTTCTGGCTGTTCAGAACGCGCTCCAGATACTGCTGCAGCCAAAGAGGCAGAGGCGAAAGTAGCAGCAATGATCCAAGAAAGGGCACGACAGGATGCGGAATTGTGGGGGCATACGCAAATACAAGACCCCATCAAAAAATCTACAACTAAATAGGAATGGACACCACCTGCAAACACTTCATCGCAAAAACATTCGCACACACTGCGGTCGGCATCGGAATCGCCGCTGTAAGTGCGGAATACCCTGTGCTCTTCAATGCATTAGAGAATAGTTTAGGCAGTTCAGGGTGGGCTGCGGTCGGCATCGGAATCGCCTCTTTTGCGCTCATCTTCGTCTTACCGGCCTTACCAGCGAATAGTCCCCTAAAGTACGTGGCCGCCATCTCATTCGCGTATATTATTGGACAACTTTCCGGAACACTCGTGCAGACTCTGGACGAGCAGAACATTCTGGCGCGCACACTCTTCCTTGCGACAGGTGTCTTCGTGGGAATGGTGCTTGTGGGCCTCTATGACAAGAATAATATGCTCGGATTTGGCCCATACTTATTCGGAGCGCTGATAGGTCTGATTATAGCCCAGATCATCCTGTTCATTCTTACAGCGACAACAACGATACAAAAAGAGCAATACTTCGAAGGACGAAAACTCCTCTCCTTCTTTGGTGTAGGTCTATTCTCCCTGTTTGCGGCGTATGATACACAAGTCATAAAAGTTCTTGCGCGTAAATGTAAAAAACAAGGGGACTATATAAACGCCAGTCTCGGACTTTTCCTAGACTTTTTGAACCTCTTCCAGTATCTCGGAGTGGCGGGGATGGACGATTAAGTATACATACGCTCCAAGGAAATATCCCGCGATTTAGGCTTCTTCAGAAATAGGTCTACATGCGACTTCTTCACAATAAATGGCAACTGGAAATCCGGAATGTGAAACGGCAGATCCTTCGTATTAAACATCCGGAGCATATTTATTTTCTGTGCAACCTGCTCCAGGCACCTCTTTAGTTCACGCACACCTGGCTCCGTACCTGCATACTCCGTAATAATGTATTCAATAACTTCCTTCGAAATATTCACTCGCTCTGTGAGACTGACGTCCTTCAGAGCGGATGGAAGGAGATATTTCTCCGCAATCTCAATCTTATCCTTCTTCTCGTAGCCCTCCAGATGAATGACAATCATACGGTCCAAAAGAACCTTGTCAATTTTTGTGATATCATTGCCTGAAAACACAAACATCGTGCGGCTCAGGTCCAACGGAATTCCTGAAAGATATTTGTCCTCGAAGTCGCAGTTTTGAACAGAGTCCGTCATATGTACTAGTAGATTCTGGACCTCCTCACCCTTTGGCGTGGCGGAAATCTTATCTAGTTCATCAAACATGAGAATCATCGACATACTTTTCGCTGCGGCCAATGAGTTCACAATTTTCCCCGCATGAGACCCCTCATACACGAGTTGATGACCCGTATAGGTCGTGGCGTCCGAGTCGCCACCGAGTGAGATGAATTGGAACGGCCAATCCAACGCCTTCGCAATTCCATTTTTAATAAGACTCGTCTTACCAATACCAGGTGGGCCTATGAGAAGAAGGCTTAAACCACGAGACGTAGGATTTGCAATCTTTCCCGCGATGAATTGAAGAATCTGTAATTTGGATGCTTCCTGGCCATAAATAGAATCAGACATACTCTTTCGTGCCCTCTCCATAAAAGCGCCGCAGATGTCCTGTCCATCTTCTAACTTTACTGGCATTTCCTTGTAGACTCCAAGAGGGAGAGAAGTGACCTTCTCTAACCAAGCGCGGTGCTTATAATATTCTCCCGCACTTGGATCCATATTCTGTAGCGCATTGTATTTAGACAAAACTACACTACGGGTTTCAGGTGTGAGGTTCATTGTGAGAATCTTGAACATCAAATTCTCTTGTGCTACAGAGGGACGATTTTCCAGACTCGTAATCAGTTGTTTTTGCTTCTCGGGAGTGAGGCTCTTAAATTGGTCAATCTGGTCATCAATACCACCGTCCTCTTGCGGCTTTGTTACCAGATTCACAAATTTATTTACAATTTCGGATTCCTTCTTCATATTATGCCTCTTCGGAATCAAATGCTCTCCTGACGATTGCCCTAGCCCTCCGAAACTAATACTAATCTCTGCATGACGAGAAGGTGAACTGCGTTCATCATCCTCATCCTCCTCGTCTACCCACTCACTATCTTCATCGTAGGACTCGGACTCTGATTCGGACTCTGATTCAGACTCTGATTCAGACACCGGCTCTGGCTTCCTCTGCTTTTTCGGAAGAAATCCGCGCCGTTTTTTTGGCGGTTCTGATGTTTCGTCGCTTGATTCACTAATTTCTGTCTCTACTTTCGGCTTACGCGTGTTCTTTTTTACAGGTTTTTTCTGATAATCGCTTTCTTCTTCCGAGCTGGTGCGACGATTTTTTTGTTTACGCGACTTTGGAGATTTATACTCTTGCTCTTCGTCTGAGTCTACAATAAACCCCCGTAAATTTCCTCGACTGTCTACACTGTCGTCGCTGTCATTGCCATTACCTCCAGTCCCGCCCGCACGCTTCTTTTGCGGCTGCGGCTTCTTGCGACCCGGGGTATTCTCTCCCGCGTTGCTAGAATCCTTTTTAGAACGAGCGGTGTTCTGTGGCATTCTATTTGGCTAATACAAAAATTAGCCTCTCAATTTTTACGACGGCGCGTAGAGCCTCTGCGCCGCCCAGGACCTCGATTCTTTATACTGCTTGTGACACTATTAATAATTTTGTTTGTTCCTCTTACGGCATGGCTTCCCACTTTTTTTGCACCCTTAAAAACATTTTTAACAATTACACTCGCCGTATTTACTGCAACCCCTACAGGAGTAAAAACACGGCTTGCAACTCCACGACCAGCCTTTCGTGTTCCGCGCTTTGCCATTCTATACGTATACAATATTTTTATTTAACAAGAATATCTAATACATCCATTAAAATAAAACGCGTCTTCGATGTTTCACTTGGAAATTCAGATTGGTTTTTAATAAGATTTTCTAACGCATCTTTATTATCCCGATAAAGGATTACACGTGCATTCACGAAAAACAAACCAGGTTTCTTCTTCAATACCTTTGCCATTTTTGATAAGCAATCAGAATATTCTTCCATTAGTGTCTTCTTGTCCTCCATTTTTCCAATCAGCAACATATTCCCCAGAATTTTTTGAAATGTTATATTCAAAAGGTTCAAATCCAGAATCTCAAGCGCAGATAGTTCCGCTAAAAACTGACTATAACCAAGTCGAAACTGCTTATTTTTCTGTGTTTCTACAAACTCATCATAATCGGACTGTACATACTCTTCAATATTGTCAAAGACCTTCAGATAATTAGATTGTAGTTTGTTCATTTCCTCCAGAATAATTGTGTAACGACTGGAAATTTCACAAAGAAGTTTTGCATACAATGGGCAAAATATCTCTTCCGTCGCCGCCTTTTTAAACACAAGTTTCATAAAATCGCGTATCATTTCCTGTAAGTCTGGCTCACCTGAGCCCAAAATTTGGTATAGAAAATCACGAATATCAACGTACGTTTTTTGACTGAATTTATTCAATTTAGACAAAATAATCACATTAATAATTTTATCATCAACCGGCTGATTGCTATTTTTGAATTTACTTTGATATTTTGGAATGGGCGGAGGTGCTGACGAAATTGGCGAATGTGAACCATCACTAAATGATTTTACCGATGATACACGTGATATAGGTGAATTAATAGGGCTATTCATCTTATGAAACCCACCTAGTCTACTTAAGTTTGACTCGCTTGACAATGAGGAGGAAAGTCTATAGGTGCCTCCGGATTCTACCGGAGGCGTCTTTCTCCATCCGGATTGAATTACACCCTCTGTATCAATCAAGTCTTTTAAAGACTGTATAGAAAGACAGACCGAAGTGGGAGGCTTCGGAACAGTTGCTTCCTGTAATAATATATGTTGGATCAATTTCTGAATACTTTCAATTGAAGACATTCTCCCTTATATATTATCTATAATATTGTTTAAACCTCTAAACACGTGGGGCAATATTCTTACCATAATGTGCGCATTAAATAACTACGGTGATGTGATTAAGTTAAGTACCGCCAAGTATTTAATTTAAGTAGTTGGCTCTGATGGCTAGAACGAAAAGATTAAGTCACTCCAATATCATAAGGCCACTTTGTGGCCTTATCTATGGGGAGTACTTAACTTTAATACTAGACGTTAGCCCCTTTAGGGGGTACTTAACTTTGGAATATACCGGTAGTTGCGTTTAAATATAAAAGGTATGTCCGGCCTTAATACTAGAGCAACAATGTCATTTATAAAAGATGCTGGTCTCCAGAACATAGATAAAGTGCTTGAATGTAAACTTTTACAGTCAAAGAAAATACTACAAAAGAGCATAGAGGGCGCATTAAAAACATCCGAAGTCGCATTTAGGATACGGACAAATGCAATAGAAAAACTGTCACTCGTCGATATAAGTATGGGTACGCAAATTGAGCGCTCACTAGACGAAGTAAAAGAAATTGAAAATACACTTCAAACATTCCTGAATCCGGATTCTGAGGACTTACAGGAATTACAGGAAGACGCTCTATCACAACTTTCTTTTCAAAACCATAGTTTTCGTTGTCTAAACTACGTGCCTTTTATTCTTTTTGCTCTTACCATGTTTAAAGTTTGGGTAGTACCTCTAATGGCTCTTGTTGTTCCCCTTGTAGCCTGGTTGATACCCTATATATTTCTGAAATTCCTTTATAAACTTCCTATTTCTACCGAACAGTACGGTGATATTATAAAGGTACTGTGGTCAGGAATACCATTTTCATTGGAAAAGGGGTTAAATACAAAAATAAAGTCGGCTGAGTCGAATATGTTTTCTACGAGAAGTATTATTCAAGGTATATTCATGCTATTTTCATTCGCACAGTCATTGATTCAACCCATACAAAATGCGTATCATTTGTATAAAATAGACAAAAATATTTTGGAAAATGGAAACAGGGCACTCCGTCTGAAAAAACTTTACAGAGAATTTATGGAGCGTTTCCGCTTTCTTAATATCCCATTCCCTTTCCGCAAATCTCTTGAAATACTGGAAGATGACCCGCGCCAAGCAATTCATCTTCTCATAGAACAACCCGAACGTTTCCGACTTGCGTTACGGGATTTTGCAGAAATAGAAATTTTCTGGAGAATTTCAAATTCATCACTTCTTTCGTCGAGTCTACTTATTTTAAATGGGGAATATCCAGTTATACAAGCACTCAATATATCCGATATTTCTCTCGGCTCCAATAGTGTTCCATCAACACTTTCTTTAACTGCGGCCACGCATCACGCAATATTAACAGGACCGAATGGCGGAGGAAAATCCTCCTTTTTACGCGCATTACTTCAATGTGTTCTTTTAACGCATGCATACGGTGTTGCGCCCGCTAATAATTTTATAATGCGAAAATTATCATGGATATCGTCTGGACTCCGTCTTCAAGATAATCCTGGTTCACTCTCGATGTTTGAAGCAGAAGTGTACTTTGCATCTAGAATTCTAAAGAGGGGGGAATCTGATGGATTCGGCCTCGTATTATATGATGAATTGTTTCATTCTACAAATCCACCCGATGGTATTTTAACTGCAGAGAAATTTTTAGAGGCCATGTGGAAGAAACAAAACATACTGAGTATAATAAGCACACATGTTTTCAGTATTGTTGAAAACGCCCCAGATTCTGTTCAAAGAATTTGCTGTAGGGCGGAAAAAGGAAAACATGATACTATTCAATTTCTCTATGATGTACAACCTGGTATATGTAAAGTAAGCAGTGTAAAATCAATTTGGAAACGGTTTGGATTGTTTCCGGCAGTTGCGGGAAAGTCTCCGTCTAAAAAACAAATTAAAGAGGAGAATCCAACATGATCGATGTTCTGTTTCTTTCTGTAATATTGCTCATTCTGGTTGGCGCAATGGGTTTCTACTTTTATTCTCGTCTCTCTTATACGGACAAGAGAATTAATCTTTTGGAGTCTATATTGCTTGATATTAAAATGACTATGGACATGGAAACTGACAACCATGTAAAAATCCAGCCACCCTTGAAGGAGCCTGAGCCGTTTGAGCCTGAGGACAGTGAGGAGTTGAAGGATGATTCTGCTGCAATGTACACATCAGTTATTGAAAGTGCTGCTTCTGCGCCAAGTGACACGGTTGTTATTTCGGTACCGGACTACGAGTCTATGAGCCGCGAGGAGTTGACAGCACTTGCCGAGAGGCGCTCATTACGTGTTACAAAGAGCATGAAGAAGGTGTCTATTGTAAATCTATTGCGCGAAACAGATAGGGTTGAAGCCACAGGTGCAGAGGCCACTCTTTCTACTGAGGGGTCTTCTGGTGGTGCAGCCCTTGTTTCTGAAACCTTAGAGGCTGACACTCTTTCTTCGTAAGAAGATAGGAGAATGGACCCGAAACTATTTCGTCTTCCGACATTACCTAACTATTACGTACAGTCTGAATTGGCTCCCATAAAGGCAAGAGATGTAGCAATAGCCCAGACACAACCAGCACCTAATAATCGCTTTCCAGGTTATCCGGCTCCAATGGAAGACGCACGCTTAATAACAGAATACGAACCTCGCTGCGCAAATAATATTCCGGCCGGTAAACAGTTCCCTACAAAACGATTCATGCAACACAGTGGCGAAGAACTTATCGAAATGTCTCGGCGCCTTTCTGCAAAACGCATGGGAGCCGATTTCATGTTTGATAGAACGGTTGTGCCCCCTCTTGCCGAGATTGTATCCTGTAGTCGTTCTGCATGTAGACGGAACCAGAAGGATGAGTCCGAAAGTGGTGCAAATCCCTATGGTGGAGCTCCCATTGGGACGGGGCGCCACGAAGCAGTTCCCGAACTTTTTGGCACATACACCATTCCCTATACGACTCCCTTTCCACCAAAGGTACAATACACAACGCAATATCAGGGGGGGCGCAATTCACTTCGAGGTGCTACACCACTAAGCGTGTATCCACCACCTCTTGTGAAGGCGGGTCTTCATCCGGTCGTTTAGAGACTCTTCCATAGTCTATATAGAATGTCAACACCCAAAAGGATTTTGACATTTGATATAGGGATCCGCAATTTGGCCTGGTGTCTTTTAGAGTGTACCGAACAGGTTTGGTCCATATTAGGTTGGGAGAATTTTGACTTGTTGGCAGGTACTACAAGTCAAGAGGCTACACAAAAGGCGATATGTGTGCGCTGTGGAAAGGGTGGAACTCACCTTGCAGGAGAGGTCGTAATTTGTAGGAAACATGCACCTCCAAATTTTCCAATTCTCTCAGACCTCTCTGGAAATTTCTACAAAACAATTCCCACTCTGAAAATTCTGAAAACAATTCCAAAAATTTCTGCAAAGGGTCGAAGAGAGGAAATTATCTCAGACATCCGAACAAAATTCGCAATTCCAATTCCAAATTTTAAAAAGTCCGTGAAACAGAATTCAGACCTTGTAGTCCTCCATACTGCCCTCCAGAATTTTGTGAATTCTCGTTTGCCCCTTTTTCGTTCTGCAAATACAATTCTCTTGGAAAACCAACCCGCATTTAAAAACCCCACAATGAAATCGCTCCAAATCCTTCTGTTTGCAACTCTACGCGAACGCCTCCCCGGCACTCACGTAGGTTTTGTACACGCCTCTAAGAAAACGGCGGGAGCAAAGAGCGGTGATAAGGGCTACTCTGAGCGAAAACGTGCCTCAGAGACGCGCGCTAATGAATGGTTCACTAAGGAAAATATTACGGAACGTGAAAAATGGAAGAATTTCCTAGCAGAGCAGCATAAAAAAGCAGATTTGTGCGATGCCCTATGTATGTGTCTGGATTTTGTTGTGCGCACAGAATCGGTCTAAAAAGACCGAATTAAAACGAAGAAGGAATGAGCGTGACAATCCACGAGATGGAGTCTGTTGCAAGAGGGGGCCCTCCTACGGACATTGGTATTACCGAACTAAACAGTAATGACTTTGGATTTGATATGCTTTCTAATGCAGGGGTAGGAAGAAATAGTGGAACTACCCGACAGATTTCTTTTGATTTGGGTGGCGGCGCCCCACAGTCTAACGCCTTCTCCGAAATTGAAATCTCCCCCGTGGAGCCTATACATTTGAATATGGGTGGTCCAGGAGCTTCTGCGCCTATTGAAATAGAGTTCTCCAAGACTATAGCGCCTCCCGAGCCATTTCCAAAGGCTGTAACAACAGAGAATGGCCTTTTTGCAAATTCTCAGACCGCTTCCGGCCCCTTTACAACTCTCTCTCCTGCTCCTGGTCGTTTAAGCCCCGAAGAGGAGCGCAAAGAAAAGATTGATTTGCTCAATAAACTCCAGCGCATGGAGCAGAAGGGACTCGCGCCGAGCAGGCGATTTACGATGGATAATACGCTAGAGGAGATTAAGACGGAATTTTCCAGACTGGCGGATGCGCGTAACTTAGAATCGTCTATTCGGTTTCAGCGTCAGGCCATGATGAGTGTGGTCACAGGTCTACAATGGATGAATGACAAATTTGACCCGTTTGATTTGAAATTGGACGGTTGGTCGGAGTCGGTTCATGAGAATCTGGAGGACTTTGACGAGATATTTGAAGAACTATATGACAAGTACAAGGAGCGCGGAAAGATGCCTCCTGAGGCGCGACTTGTCATGGCGCTTGCTGGTTCCGGTTTCATGTGCCACGTGAGCAATACGTTTCTCCGGGCGCGGATGCCATCTATGGATGATATTCTACGCCAGAATCCTGAAATGGCGCGGCAATTTGCGGCGGCGGCGGCGAAGCAGGCGGGGCCGGGTTTTGGGAACTTTATGTCAATGGCGATGGGGGGCGCGGATGCGCCCGGTGCTCCCGTTCCACCCACGGGTTCATTCTTTGGAGCGAGCAATGCGCCACCGATGGCCCAAGTCCCCCAGACTGTGGCGGCTATGGAGCCGCGCCAAGTGGCGCGCCGAGAAATGAAGGGGCCTTCGGGAGTTGATGACATTCTACAGACGTTCGACCAAGTACGCAGAAATGATGCTATGGAGGGGATCGCGCAGCAACAATTGCGGCCTGAAATGCAGCCGGCCGTTTCTGCGGCCGTAGAGGTTCATAGTATTGGGGGATCCGATGATTTGGGTAGTATGGCTGGTTCGGTTTCTGGGCGGCGGCGTGGGCGACGCGCTGCACCACCCAGTGGCAATACAATCGCATTGGATGTATAACGGTATATGACTACCGCTAAGTACTTAAAATAAGTACTTGACTCTAATGTTTAGAACAAAAAGTTTAAGTCACTTCAATAGGTAATGTAGGCACAAAATAAGTACCTCCTTAGGAGTACTTAACTTCAGCACATTACGGTACCCCTTTAGGATATACTTAACTTCAGAACATCACGGTAAGGGGATATTGCAATAAAATAGTTTGAAAGAATAGAATGAAATCGTACAAAGAAAAAAGGGCAAAATCACGTGGTAGAAAACGCACACGTAAAATGAGAGGTGGTCAATTTGTTAAGATGACAACCACTGTAGGAAGTAGAAAAATATCCGGTCTATTATGGTGATAACTTCGTACATTTGATAGCCTAAAGATTAGAGCAAATAATATGAGAGATGGAAGTAAGACCCCCCAAGAGAATCCCTATCGGCTCTAATGGCTATGTTGAAATACTTGAGGTATTTGGTGATGATCTCACCGTAGTAAATGCCGCACGCGTTTCATTCCATAAAGAGTCTGCAGAACTTAGCCCAAAAGATACCAGTCTTATTAAATACCTGGCGAAACATGAGCATATTAGTCCCTTTTTTCACCCACAACTTCGGTTCCGTCTGAAGATGCCGATCTTCATTGCGCGCGAATGGTTTCTCCATACAATCGGTTTCGCTCGCAATGAGGTAAGTCGGCGTTACGTGGATACGCTACCTGAAGTCTGGATTCCCGACGATTTCCGAGAGCGCGACCCGAATCTCAAGCAGGGCTCAAAACCAGAGAGCATAGCAGATAATGAGAGCGCAGTCAAGGCGTACATTGAAGCAATGGACGTTTCACTGAAATCATATAATCATCTTCTTAGTCTAGGAGTGGCCCCAGAAATCGCTCGTGCGACGCTGCCGCAAAGTATGTATACCGAATTTATTGAAACAGGTTCGCTCGCAGCCTATGCGCGGCTGTGTGCGCTTCGTCTTGACCCGCACGCACAAAAAGAAATCCAGGAGTTCGCTGCGACCGTTTCGAGTGTATGTGCGAATCATTTTCCTGTTTCCTGGGCAGCCCTTGTTAACGGCATACAGTCTTAGACCCGTTCAAAACACATTAGATATGTATTACTTCCAAATGAAGGATATTGAATCGCTGAGCATGAATCGTCGTCATATAGATACCATTTAGTTTCATCTTCCATAGACCGACATTGTGCAGTATAGTGACCCGCCATGGAATGTCCATGATGATCCACTATAGACACAAGTTTATAGGAACAAGTTCCCGACCTCTCAGGCGTTTCATCTGAAAAGAATGTTTCAAAAGCTATTGGACTTTCACCCTGATTTGGTAAAGCAGTGAGCGGTGTGCTTATTTTCTTGCCATTATTTTCAAAACGTTTCAAATGTATCATGAGATATTTGGGGAATCGCCATACGGAAACAGTCTGAATGGCCTCTTTTCGCCCAGTTTTCTTACACTGCTCACAATCATAATCAGAAAATGTTGTCGGCTTGAATTCATCCTGAAGCATATCAAGCAGTTGCACGCTTTCCACACCCTCCTTTGGAAGAACACCTTTCATTTCTGTAAATGGCTCCCATCTGTGCGAAGTACCACTGCAGCCTTTACATGTGATTACATAGTGATATAGACCATAGAATAAATCTACAAAAGGGCTGTATGTCTTGCTGAAGTGCGTCTTCCAGGCGGTCAAAGCATCTATACAATGCTTATCTGTTTCCGTTATAGGTTCATCGCGAACAATACGCATTTCCACTTCTTGCGACGTTGATTCATGAAGAATGTCGAGAATACACAGATAGAATTCATGACTGTCGTGGCACTCCTTCTGCTTGAATTTCTCAAAAGCACCGAATGAATGCTCCTCAATACATGTGTGAAATTTCCGCCAGAAGTCGGCAGGGCGCACACTCTGCTGCTTTTTGCACTTTTGAAGAAGTTGTACCATATTTGCGAAAGACTTTATAAGGGTTTGCTGTTTCAACCGAGTATTCTCTGCGTCCTTTTTGAATAGAGTTGTATATCGTCCCTCTTCCAAAATCCAGGGAATTTTTTTACAGTGGCGCAGGGCCTGTATAACTGCGTTTGCATAACAAGTAAAACCCATATTGACAATGCCTCCGAGTTGCGTATTTGACATACTGTATTCTATAGAATAGAGGCCTTAACCCCTGACGAGTTCAATTTTTAGTATGGAGCGTAATTCCCCCTATTCAGATTCCCCACTGCTTTCGGAAATTCACAATTTATTTCCAGCACTCCTATATGACCACGCAAGATTTCGGAACATACAGGAGGTATTTGACTACATAAGAGGCCGCCTTCACGCAAGATATGATATTTATTCCAACGCGACGAGAGAATTTGTGAACACCACCACTTCGTACAATCGTAGAATACCTATTCTATCGATGAACACAGTGGAAACTATTGGTCAATTGGGTATATCTGATATATTTCGAATGTTTTTTTATAGTGGGGATTCTACTCAAACTAGCGCACGCAGTGTACCAACTGCTGCACAAATTCAGCGTACTACACAGCGAGTTTCATACACTGGAACAGACGAACATTCATGCGCAGTTTGCCAAGATTCTATCATGAATAATGATATCGTTCGGAAACTAAATGATTGCGGTCATATGTTCCATGATGAGTGTGTTCTTACATGGTTTCAGAGAAGTTCTCTGTGCCCTATGTGTCGTCGTGATATACTTGCGAGTCCTACAGGTCCTTCAGAGCCTCCGGGACCTATACTGCCATCTTAACATCAGACATCGCAGAAATATAGGAATTTGTAAAGAGTTCTTGATAGGTGGGCTGGGGAGCCACCGGTTTTTCTTTTGTATACTCTTGATGTCGTTTCATTTTTTCATTAAGTTTTCTAAAAATATCAGTTTCTTCTGGGTTGAGTCCTTCGGGAATGGGTTCTGGAATAGGAGCTTTATGTGCTCCAAAAATATAGAGTCGACTTGACTCATTTGTTAAATATGCTAAAACTACAATAATACTTATGGATAGCCAAAAAGCAGTAAACACATTACGCGTTGCAACAAATATTACAACAAATAGTAGTATGCGGCGAAACCATTGGTTCTGTAAGAATTTATCCTGTTCAACTGTAAGACTTGTGGCTAAGTGTCGCCCACCCAAATTCAGAAGTAACATCATTAGTCCAATAAAATATGTATTTGTATTCAACCCTGAAAAAAAACTTTCTATTGGATTCATTGCAATATTAGTTACAGCTGCCGCTGCGGGAGGCGGAAGTGCCATATCTAACGGATGCTTCTATTTCTTTTGTAAATCTGCAAGAGACCATTTTTCAATGGTGACTTCCAGATCCATTATATAAAAGAATACCATATATATAAGAAGAAGTGTCACATGCGCCGACCAATCGGAAGCAAGAACAATAAGAATAAGTAACATGATTCTCCATATTGCCAATGGGTATACATGAATCATTGCGAGCGGATATGCGTTTTCATATACGGCGCCTTCTACTAAATTCCATCCAAATAGGATGACTATAAATAATAATTTTATATATCCGTCTAGTGTTTTTGGAAGATGTTCCGAGAACTTCTTCATCTATGATTCTTACAGAAAATATGGGTGGCCTTTACTTTTCTCATTACCGCCAAGCAGTTACTGGCGTACCGTGATGTGCTGAACTTAAGTACACGCCAAGTGTGTACCTAACTTTGGCACATGCTATTATGTTGTTAAGGACTGCTTGTGGTTGAATTCGAGCGATTGGATGTTGCGCCGTCTTGAATTGCGGATGTTGTAATTCTATCATCTTCAAAAGCGATAGGGTTCTCCTTTAATACGGCTTCAACCCACCAGGGACGCGCATTATCTACAATTTTTACAGACGCCTTTTTATCCTGGAAGCCTTCCTCGTTCCGGGGACTCATAGACAGAATGAGTAGTGTAAATAGCGCAATAAAGAGTCCGTTCAACCAAGAGTAGTACATAGACACAAATATAGACGCAGCAAAGAGAGCGGATTTGCCCAGAGGTGTGTCCGCATATGTACGAACCCTTACGGGGTATTCACGAACAAAAACAATAGACAATATAAGAAACACAAGTATATATACCTCTATGGGTGACCATTGTTTCGAAATAATGTCCAATATTGCTTCACGCGCTCCACCTTTCATTACAGTATTTTGTCCTTGAGAGCGCATAGAGATATCTAATCTATTTGAGATTATGTGTATTTAATGCGCACATTTCTACCGTAGTAATATGCGCATTGAATAAGTACCCCCCTAAGGGGGGGGGTAAATTCAGTCTTGTTTGCCGGGATACACTTGGCAGATACCGGTAGATAAGGCTATCACCAAGTATTTCATTTTTTTTGTTTTAGGCATCGTGGCATCCGAAATTTATCTACTATCTTTTCTTTGAAAGACACAGAGGGGAATGGAACTATGTTCCATAGAAGATGCATTTCCAGATATTGAAGGAAAAAATCCGGCACCCGGCTGTAGCGATGTAAAATCATCAAAAGAGGAACGAAGAGCTGCGAGAAAACGTGCAAAAAAGTGTAAGGGTCCGCCCGAAGATTTTCTAAATACAGTGGATGATATTCCTGTCACGGACCCGGACCGTCCCGCTGTAAAACGCATGGGAGAATTGCCGGCTTTTACAAGTTACGATGATGCCTTTAAGGATTTGAGTGGGAGTGGGGGGTTTGAGGGGTTTAAAATGCCGATTCTTCCTAATGGGAATTGTCTTATAGGTGAACCGGGTTACCCAAGTTATTTTGGAAAAGGATTGGAGGATGCTATGGAAGAGGCACCGCCTGTAAATTGGCCTTCCTTAGATACAGCAAAACAACAGTTGAGTTCTATTATAAAAGATACGGCTTCTTTAAAGAGCCTTGTAGACGGCAGCGATGGTAAAAAGGATATGTTTGCTCCGGCAGGAAGTATAGTAGGAACTGCGGGTCTTGCGCTCTATAACTCTCACACTGATAATATACCTAATGATGAGGGATTTACAAATATGTTCAATGATTCAGCGGACACAGTTTTAAATGAAACATTTGAGTATGAATTCGGAGGAAATGGTATAGAAAAAGCTGGAGCAGTAAAAACTCTTCCGGCACCCTCACTGGATGAGGCGTGGAAACCACTCACTACGGCGAAAACATCCACTGCGTTCTTTAAGGCAAAGAAGCCTGTTAAACCTGTCGAGCCCGCTGAGGACAAGGTACTACGTGATGATAAAAAGAGGGGGGAAGTTGAAACAAACGCGGAGCCATTATATAAACCGGGTGCACCACCTTTTGTCGTAGGAAGTGACCCTGAAACTATGCGTAATCAGATTGCGCGACAAATGCAGGAACTCACGAAGAAATTTGAGGATTTAGAGGAACGACGTAAGCGCGATACAAAAAATGAGATTTTATTGTTTGTTGGGACAGGTTTATTTATTCTTTTGAGTTTGGATATTGTTGCGAGATTATCTAGAGGTTAGATGAGATTATTTTAGCGTGATGTTCTGAAATTAAGTACGCCGCCGCCGCCACCGCCACCCCCGCCGCCGCCCGCCGCCACCTAGGAACATCTCACGCCACCGCAGTCTCCCTCGCGCGGCGCGGGCGCCGCGGGCGCGGGCTCCTCCTGCGCCCGCGCCGCCCGCGGAGGCGGCGGTGGTGCCGCCCGCGCCCGCGGCCCCCGCGCCGCCGCCGCTGCCCGCGCCGCCGCCGCTGCCCGCGCCGCCTCCGCCGCCCTTGCGCGCGCCTCCGCCGCCAGCGCGCGCCCCTCTGCCGCCAGCGCGCGCCCCTCTGCCGCACTCGCCGCCGCCGCCGCCGCCACCACCGCCGCCTCCGCTGCGCGTACCCGTTGCGCCGCCTCCGCCGCCACCGCCTCCAGCGCCGGCGCCGCGGCGGGAGGCGTTGTCGTCGTTGATGGAGATTCCTCATTTGTTATGGGTTGAATACTCGATTTATATTTACCAAATAAAAGATTCAAAACATTTTCAATATTGCTCTTTCCATTATGAATCACTTGTATAATACCCCAATGAGTAATTGGAGAGTGTAGAATACCGGCATTGCTCTCTGTAGGATCTACTATTTTTAGTAAATTACCCCCTTTAAAAACAGTAATTGGCCCTGTTAGATATTTTATTTCATGTTTAGAATCATCTAGTCCACCTGTATTTCTACTGGCATTTATAAATTTTATTTCTATAATGTTATCAAGATTTCCTGAGAGAGCAGCTATAAAAGCTATGACAGTCCCTTGAAAGTTGAAAATATTCTGAGTCGGTTCACTCATTCTTAATATAAGTACATAACATATTTTGCAGAATACTTTATTTGTAAATCTCTAAACTTCCCCTTTAGTCTTTCTTTTTCTTCAGATAAGAGTTTTTTTCTTTCGGGAGGATTTACTGTTTCTTCTAAACTTAAGAGAAAATGCTGTCTTACATTTGTGCGTTTTTCAATTATAGCGACGTTTACACAGGGTTTATTAGTTTTTTTATCAATAAAATATCTCCCCATAGGCATAGATAAGTCTGATAATATAATTTCACTATCGTTTTCAATATCTGGTTCATTAAATTCGGCTGTATTATCATTCATTAAGATACCTGTTTGAATTTCCCTATTAACTTCAGGTTTATCTAAATAATCACGTATACTAAATAGAAAACATTTTGATTTTTCACATTCTGAGTGTGTAAGTAGTAAACTATTTTTATAACATGACTGAGTTACAAGATTATCTAAAAACATACATATAGCCGTATCCCATGATTTTAAATCCGTTATGTTAAACTCTTTAAAATATCTATTTTCACTACTAAAAATTTCTGACATATTGATTGGACTTAAATTCAAATCATTCAAAAGGTCGGCTTCACCTTCAGTTAAAATTGGGACTTTTTGCTGATATCCGCTTTCCGGCTTTCCTCCCAGTTGTTCTTCTTCCACCGGGATACTCTTTTTTAAAAGACTATTTTTAATTATAGCACCTACAGCACCTACCGCACCTACAGCACCTAGAGCATACAGAGGTACATTCATATCAGCAGCGGCCTCGTTGGTGGTGGCACTTCGCTGCTGCGCGGCTACTTCCTGCACCTCAGTTATACACGATGATATACTTGAAATAGATGATACACTTGATATACATGAAACATAATGGGGTGTTGTCGGATACAACATTTCATCAATTGCGCCTCCATTCTGTATTGTTTTTTGAATTTCACCCTCTCCAAGAGTTGTTGTAATTTCTCCCAGAATTTTTTTATACTCTTCCTCATATTCCGATAGTTGATTTCCCCCCCCTGATTGTCCTATAAGATAACCTTTCCAATTTCTTTTCACATCTTCACTAGCCACTCGAATAGCATATGTTTTGCTACCCACATCGATAATTTCTTGGTTAGAAAAATCGGCAATTTCAAAAGATTTATGCCATACTCTGAATTGCGACAAATTACTTTTTTTATCATCTTTTATATCACACGTACCATTACCATTTACATTTGTATCTTGCATACTCAATATAAAAATTTGGGTTGGCGAAATCTGTTCTGTATTAAATATATCAAGTTCCATATCAGGTCCTTCTTGCATATCTCTGCAGTTTTTTCCAGCACCACCAATAAGTAATTTCTTTGTTGCTTTTTTCGAGCGCCCCCCCCCCGTGGACTGGAGGGACGGTTTTCTTAAAATACTACGATTTGATTCTTTATATAATTTATTCATTTTGCCATATTCCTCAGTTAAAGGATATCGTATATATTTGATGTAATTTATGTTTTTTTTAAAATATTCTTCTATCGTTTTTGATTTTTCTTTATCTTCCATTCCTTCTAAAATATCTTTAATTATGTTGTAAGCATCTAAAAAAATTTCTGTGCGAACTATAAACATATTCCGTTGAAAGTATATTGTTTTATCTTTAAATTTGGAATAAAATTCATCTATATCTTCAAAAAGTTTATGAGATTCGTCGTCTATTACTGAAAATATTTCATCTATTATGGGAGATATTTTTTCGGACAATTTTTTTTCTTTAATTTTTTTATCTTCAAATTCTGTTATACTTTCCTTTGAGAAATTTATAGACTTTATTTCATCATCCCCAAAATTGAATGAGCCTTTAAACTCATTATAGAAGTCGTCATCTTTAAAATTATATCGTATAAGTTTGCTATTTTCTTCTATAAAATTATATCCTGGTTCTACAAAGAATCCAAATCCAATTTTTCCATAGAAAATATTATTATAGATATCATTAAAATATTTTGTTTTATTTTCTCCCTCCTGATTTTTTTCTGCTGAAATAATCATACCATTTAAGTCATTTCCTAATTTATAGGGGAATAAAACATCTGTTGGAGATAATAATGTTGGTATATGTATATTTGAAGGCTTTGTTGAAGTTGACTCATTATAACTATAATTTAAAATTTCACATCCAAACGAAGAATAACCTGTGTTTGATAATACAAAAATATTATTGATATTCTCCAACTCTAGATGAGATGCTATTAAGAATAATAAAAGATTCTCTTCGAAACCCTGAGTTTTTTTATAAAGCGACGGGAAAATAAGAGCGACCTTTCTATTTATTTTACAAACATTATTATCACTTACAGATAAAACGTTTAAATTATATAAATTTATAAGTATATGTTTAAGTAAATCGAATGGTTCATCACTACAATAATCAAATGGTGGAACAACTACAATATGTTCAATTGAAATATCTAAACATGCTACATATCTAGGTTGGAGTGTATCTTCATATGTATATCCATTTTCACTACTTGTAGCCTCAATGTTTGGTACCGCTATTTTTCTCATCATTCCTGAAACTCTCTTTCGTATTTCACTTTTACTTTTTGTGTATCTTTTTAAATAATTTCTTAGTGCAATTCGACTTTCTGATTTTGAGATAGCTTGTTCTACCCACGTTACAATAGGGTGGTCACTGCTTTCAGTTCCTTTTTCTAATATCTTATACACTCTTTTACATGCAACTTTATTTTCATATTTTCTATATACCCTCTGTGACTCTTTTGGAATAATATGTCTATTTATATCTAAGTTTAACGGAACTTTTAATGATTTCTCATTTATATTGGCCTCACGACTATGATCCTCAATGCTTATTTTTTCTCCGTCTGATTTTTCAATTTCATTTGCGGTATTCTCCATTAAAATTCTTAGAATAGCTTCATTATTAGATACTGCATCACCATTTTTTGAAAGATCTCTATTAGAATTTTTTAAAATATTCATTTTTTGGTATGGTGAGAGTTCTGTAGCCCACAATCTATTAAATATTGTTTCAAAACTTTCGGTAGAATTAAACTTAAAAGGCGATGGATTTCCTGAAAGCCAATCTAGTAATCCTCCACCTTCAGCAGGCTGTAATTTAGGAGTGGTTCCAGCATCATATCCACCACCACCCTGAACTGAAATGAGTGGCGCAGCCCCACCACCTGTTTCCAATAACGAAACATCCTCTGGTCTACTTCCACCTTCCATCTCTTTTATATAGGACGAAAAAGTGCTTTAAGAGATATACCCTTACTCTTTTAGACATGTCTAACGAAGTGGACTATCATTCGCGCAAAAAGAAAATACACTGTAAACAGGAACTTATTATTACAAGTCTTCAAAAATTCTATGCCGACCGGACGGATGCAGATGAAATTTTACAGCATCTTCAAGGAACATCGTCAATTTCATTGCGTCTCATTGACTGGTTTGTTACGAATTATGCAAAACAATATAATACATCCTACATTTTGAATGCGCAGGAATTTCTAGTTTACACAAACTATAAATCGCAACTAAAGGCTTACTCTAAAAAACTATTTGACCCATTCTGTCGTAGAGAGCGTATTATGTTTCAATTAAACGGATATGAACCTTTTTTAACAACGGTTGGAAAATTGAATTTTTTTCGTTGGGCAATAGAAAAAGGAATCTTAGACTATATTAAGGCTAATTTTTCCAAAATTGAGAAAATAATGAACACAAGCAGTCGAGAATTCCAACGTATTCGCGCAGAAACAAATTCCACCGAAAGTTCTAAAATTTCGGATGAAACTGTGGAAACAGTATATACTAAAACATCTACGCGCCGTAGAACGCGTTTGGCTCTTACAGAGTCCCCTGTTTCTGCAAAAATAATGGAAAAGCACGATGTTCGTGTAGAAGTGCGATTTGATTGATTTATCTCCCCCCCGCACCCATTTTATCTAATTTATTTACAGCGTTTGTTCTATAAATAATCTCTGGGTTGTCAAACTTTGGTCGCATGAGATTATACCACTCTGTCAAAGCAACAGGGGTCTTGTCTTCTTCCATGTAACGATTTGTAAAGGTTCTCGCCCGTATTCTCTCCGATTCTGCAATTCCCCTATCCGCCTCCTTAGGCTCATAGACCGCTGAGCGTACTTCACGAACCATATTTCGTGGGTCGCGCGTCGGGTCATAGCGGTCAAAAAATGGGTTGAGAGAAAGATTTGGGGCTGTTGGGTCGTAGGGCTGTGACTGTCTAAAATCTCGAATATCACTGCGGCTACTCAAGGGAGCCATATCTTGATAGACAGTGTTCAAACTCACAGGCGCAGATGAGTCGATTTTTGCATATTTTGGATTTGTCACTTCTTCTGTGTTTTTACGTCGTTGAATACGAAAGGCATTTAGAACTTCCGTCTTAAAGTTCCTTATAAAAATATTCGTATCGTACGAACCATTTTCAGCAGCACCAACACTATCACTATAGGTATTATCCCTATAGAGCGCAACTATCGCATCCAAAATACCTTTTTCCTCTCGACCCGTTGCAAGATTCAAAAAATCGTGCCGGTCGGTCTGTGAAGGAAAGAAGTCCATAAGCGCTCCCGTAAAATATAGGCCATTTTTCGTGTCGTATACATCCACGATATTCTTCATAAAGTATTTTATAAAGTCCTGTATCTTTTGTGAATCTTTCGTAAATGGAATTTTCGAATTATCTATGCTAATTCGGAAACGGTCCAAATCATCCGCGCTTGGTACACGATATGCGTCTGCGGCTTTATCAAAATTCGCACTTTTTGGTGTCTGTGTTATAAGGCCTCCCTCTATAGCAAAACGGACAATTCCTGACTGCTGTACCGGTGTTGTTGCATTCCAGCTCTCTATAAATCGCGCATTTACCGTGTCGCGTGTATTCACCTCTTTTCGTACTCTCGGTTGGAAATTATCAGGAGGAATACGCAGTGGCCCCGCAAATTGTGGAGTATAACGTACCTGTGTTTCAGTCTGGTCCCGGTTCTGCATAAGACTATATTCTGGTTCACCGTTTCCCGATGAATTCGGAAATAATTCATATCTCTCCATAGTCTAAAGAGTAAATAGAACATTTGTTTAGGAGGATGTACGTAATTCCCATATTTCATAGGACAGTCAACAGTTTTGATGAGACTTTAATACAACAAGTCTGGATGCTTCTCGAGCGCAATGGCACCTTCTGTACTTCCATAGAAACTATTGAGGACGCACAGGCGTATGCAACGGAGAATGATATACCTCTGAGCGCACCCCCAGTGGCCGTAAATGGTTTCGTGTTTTTGCTCGTGAAGCAGAGCTCACCCCTATTAGACCAGTTTTATACCTGGAATGAAACGCCACCCGACGAGCAGCCAATGCGCGCGGTTTGGCGCCCCTTTTTATGGGTTATCAATAGTAATTCGGGAGATGACATCTGGGGGACAAATACAATCTTAAAGGATATTTTTCTAGGAAATAGTCTATCAGCATTTAACATCATTCACGAATATATTCGGTTGACCGCTTAGAGAGTTTGCATATATATTCCTATAGGATGAGTAACTCCCGAAATAAAACGCAGCGGCGCGTTTCGTTTGATATTAGCGGAGCCGACTATTCTGTAAATGAGTCTTTAGAAAACATGTTGAATGCAGAGGCAAACAGTGCATATAAACGTCCCTGGCATCGTCTAGACAGGGGGCTACGTCTGAACCGTATTCGTGCTTTTACGGAGTCCATGTCAAAGGCGCGTGGTCTGAAAGAGTCCGAGCAGGCTGCTCTACTCAGCATGTTAACCAAGGCGCTCGATCGTAAGGTGTTGAATTCTAAGACCTGTGTGGTATATGATATGGAGAAGGAGGAAATCACCGAGATTAAGCCGCTCATTATGCACCAAAATGCACAGGGTGAGGTGCTTTTTCAGATTATGGAGCGACGAAATGCAGTCACATTTCGTAAACGCGTAACAGCAGAGGGTGATATGACCGCCCAACCGACCGCATAAGGAAATCATTGTATATATACGTAAGATGGTTACACAAATGCTTCATATGTGTAACGATTTATTGAAGGGGTGTGACGAAGAGGCTCCGTGCGCCTCTTATAAGCGGCACATGGATTGCTGGTTGCAAGATTTCAGTGATTATATAGACGACTGCTTTCCGTCGGATGAAATTGACACAATTTATCTGGATCCCTGTGTTAGATTTGTCCAAGATATATTACGGTCGTTTATGTTGAGAGATTCGACATCCAGTGCTTGGGTGGAGCGTTCGACGGAAGAGCGTCTCGCGCATGTAGATAGTCTGGCCACCTCAGTCCAAGTTGCGCAGCGCACGCCAGAGTGGTACAAACAGTCTAAGAGTCTTTTAACCGCAAGCGAGTTTTCCAATATTCTTGGGACTCCTCGTGCGATTTCCAATCTTGCCCTTCAAAAAGTCGCCCCGCTCTCTGAGAATCTTCGGCAGAATGTGAAAGCCTGCTGTACGCCTGAAATGGGGCCGTTTGATTGGGGTATCCGATTTGAACCTGTAGTAAAACAAGTTCTGGAGCGGATGAACCGTATAAAAATCCTTGAATTAGGGCGTATTGTTCATTCAGAAAATTTGCGTCTGGCTGCGAGTCCCGATGGAATTATTATTGATGCAGACGATATATGCAGAATAGGTCGACTTCTAGAGATAAAATGTCCTATAACCCGTAAGATAGATGGAACTATTCCACGAGACTATTGGTGTCAGATGCAGATACAAATGGAGGTTACTAATATTGATGAATGTGACTACGTAGAAATGTCATTTGAGTCAGCATACAAGGCGTCCACATATAATGAGATGGAATCTAAAAATATATGTGTGCCTGAACTTTATGATATTGAAACACAACGACCGTTATATTGTGGGTGTATGTGGCTTCTTCAAGACCCGGAGAGTTTAGAATTGAAGTATGTGTACACTCATTTGGAAAGAGAGGCAGCAGAGGAGGAGGGTTGGTGTATACAAGAAATAATTCCATGGCATCTAAAAAGGGTGTTTCGAACGACTGTTGTACGAAATCGCGAATGGTATGCGAGCACACTTATCAAACAAGAGGAATTCTGGAAACGCGTTGAGGATGCGCATCAAGGACTTATTGAGCCATCCACACCCAAAAAACGCGTTGTTGTCCAAGTATGTAAAATTATCAATGAAACAGTTGTTTAAGCAAGTCCTTAATTACCGTGATGTAGGTATGTAGGCTAAGTTAGGTGCATCCCTGTGATGTACCTAACTTTGGCAAATGCCATTTCCACCAAGTAGTTATTTGAAGTACTTGGTGGAAATGGCTAGAACAAAAAGATTAAGTGATGCCAATATCATAATGCCACTTTGTGGCCTTATCTATGGGGAGTACTTAACTTTAGTACTAGACGTTATATAGTCGGTGGTGTATAGTAGGAAAGGACGAACTCATGTAGGGGGGATGAACATGCATCAGGAGCAGCGCGCTTATAATTATTCGTGAGTTGTCTGTATGTCCCCCCCCGTTCTAGGCGTGTCTGAAAATCGGATTCATAGCATCGTTGACTTGTAGGCGACACTCGTTTTGTTGAAAGAGGTAAAACATCGTTCAAAAGATTATATGGCTCTCTTGGCTTCTTGACAGATGTATCATCCGCTGGGTTCATGTCTTCAATCTCTTCTAGAGAATCACTAAAACTTGACGTGTTTGTAAAAGATTCTACTCGTTCTATTGCTTTCCGAACAATCGGTGATTTATATTCGTCAGTTCTAAAAGCAATAAGAATGGCGAGGAATACGAGACCCCAGGCGAATAAATAATTTTTAGCACTATTTTTATGAAACATTCTCTCTATTAGCGCACAGTATTATTTTTATTTAGCAGCAAATACCATGATTCGCTAAAGTTAATTATTTAAATTTAATATATGCCTACATCACGGTAGAATATTACCGCCTACCTCCCCCCTTAACAGGAATAGAAACAAGCTGTTTGCGTCTATCAAACACATATATAATTCCGTATATAATAATAAAAATAAATGGGATAATTATTCCAAAAAGGGTCCATGCAAAAGATTCTTCCTCTTCAATATCATCAAGTCGTATATTTAAAATAGAAAATATTATAAGGAATACATTAAATAAAATAATAATAAGGGG